GGATAGACTTCATATTTTTCTCTGTACTTGTAAATGTTACGGACAATCGATTGAAGATACTTGAACTCCAAGAAATTGTAGTCAAGCACCTCTCCAATTTGATCTGCGAAAGCTCTCTCGGTTAGGATAAGATAAGTCAGCTTGTCCTGAAATGTCTTACCATACCTAGAAAAATCTACTTTCTCCATTAGTTTCCTTCCTTAGTTTGCACTACCATTTTATTGAAGAGGGCGAATAAATCATTCCAATCATAGACACCAAAACCATCTTCAATCATCATACCCCTAACACCAGACTTATTGAAGTTTAGTTCTGGATTGTATAACATCCTTCTAATTTGTTGTGCGCTCTGCGCTGAAATGTTTGGGGAATATAATTGCATCATTTTATAATTCTTCTCAATGATTTGTTTTCCCTCTACAACATTCTTGAATACTTTTAGTTTGCTGTCTATACAATCTGCGTAATCAATCAATTCTTTTATTGTATACGATTTCTCCTCAGAAAGAAAGGGAAATCTTTTGGCTACCGTAGCAAGACCTGCGCCGCCAACACCAGCCAAGTTATCACTCTTGTCTCCTGCAATTGCTCGGGCAAGGGCAAAGTTGGTTGGGTGAATCTCGTATTGTTCTAGGATTCTCTTCTTATTTAGTATCTCTTTTTGGATTGGTCTATACAAAATTGTGGTGTCATCACACAACTGTATGAAATCTTTATCAGAACTAAGAATAATTTTGTGGTGATCGGCAAAGGCTTGGGACTGAGAGACCAAAGCAATGATGTCATCAGCTTCCACATTCTCAACATAAGATTGGAGAATGGGCATCTGATTTAGATACTCAATGATTCTCTGCTGCTGCCAGTTCTTATTGTCTTCCTGCTCGCCAGCAGACATATTGTGAATGTCCCGATTGAGGCGAACAGGTTTCCTGCCAGCCTTATAGTTCTTGTCCATAGACTTGCGCTTTTGAGATCCACCATCCCAAGCGACAAAAATAATGTCTGGGTTGATTGTTCTACAAACAGATTGTAAGGATTTTAGGAAACCTTTTGTGCCGCCGATTGGGTGCCCGTTGGTTGATAGGCTGGGATCTACAATGTAGTTCCTCATAAAAAGGTTTAGTGCGTCAACAAGTAATACTCTTTTATTCTTCATACTCCAACTCGATGCCTAAGTCTTTGAGGATCTTATCTAGTTCCTCGTTTAGTTTGTCTTTGTCATCGGAGTTGATGTAGTTGCCGTCTTCAAGAGCAGTTATATAATAAAGAGCTTCTTCGATAAGTTCTTTCTTTTCCTCTAACTTCTCTCTAAGGCTCGCAAGATCTTCCATAGTAGGTTCTCCTTTATCTTTTAGTACATAACTATGTTTGATTTTTGCTTTTTACCTCCAATGGTTGAGTTACTTTATCAAAATGTAGAGGGAATGTCAAGAAGTTTTAGTGATGGTGGTGATATTTTTTCTTTTTGTAATACTTTTTCTTGTACTTCTTCTTATATTTCTTTTTGTAGTGCGCATGTCCTTTGTATTTATAGGGATGACTGTGGTATTGATTACTATGAGTATGCCAGTAGTGGTCGTAATACTCATAGACCACATAGTACGAGGGATATACGATGTAGTATTCTTCATGCTCATGGTAGGGATTGTGGATGGAGTGGGCAAAAGCACATCCTGACAGGAGTGCTAGAAATAAAGTTAAGGTAATAATTCTTTTCATGTTAACCTCCATTCTTTTATTAGACGAGATTTACAAAAGTTTATTCACCTTTTTCTTCATAAAAATCTTCTGCTTTGCCCAATCGTTGATCAAACTTCTGGATGACTTCCTCGTCCATAATGTCGTAGACTCGCTGCTTGAATGCAGGGTCAGCCATCTTCTGTTCCCACTTGGAAGGTTGGAACTTTTCTACTTTACCATCAGCCATTTCCATGGAATACCATGCGCCTGAAGAACTCATGTACTTTGAACTCTTAACAGCCTCGAACAAACTTTGATCATCCTGAACGCCGATGTTATCAGTTCCCCATAAGATCTTGAAGTTGCATTGCCGACCCTGTGTTCCAAACCTGCTCTTTTCCAACTTGACCTTAACCTCAGAGCCGATACGGAAACCACTTTCATCTGTGATGTAAGCAGCCTTAGCCTTGCGACCCGTCAGCCAGATACGAAGTGAGTAAGCATAAATCATAGCCTTACCGCCGGGAGTAACATACGGAGTAGTCAAAGCCTCGGCAGGACGACTAGTAATATTAGTCTTTAACTGGTTTAGGACCAAGAAGGTTGATTGGCTGTTGGCAATTGGAACCGTCAGCTTTGACATGCCTTTAGCCAAGATTCTTGCTTTTACAGCCATGGAAGACTGCGGATTAAAGTCTCCTTCCACGTCGGAAATAGCAGGTGTAAGAGCAAGAGAGTCCCAAATAAAAAGCATACGATTTTCATTGTTTGCCAACAAATCTTCAATAGTTTCAAGAACAAACTCGACAGACTGAGCTTGAACATACAATAAAGTATCAACATCGCAACCAGCCCTTTCCAAGAAAGCAGGGTCGATAGCAGACTCTGAATCGAAATATACAACGTCAATCCCCTTTTTCTGAGCATTGGCAGCAACCTGAGCAGCCAAAAATGACTTACCTGTTGCTTCGAGACCTGCAATCTCAGTTACTTTACCGACTGGTATGCCAGCCAATTTGCCCTTGCAAATAATAGAATCTAGCCATCTAGACCCTGTTGGGATCCAATCATTAACTTGTGTTGGATTCTCCTCATTTAAGTTGTGTGCCACAGTCATACCTGCTCGCTTATTAATAAGCTTACGCATATCTGCCATGGACAGTTTACCGGCTTTTGCCATAATGTCTCCTATAAAAAAAGTAGGGGGGCTTGCGCCCCCCTTGATTAGCCTGCAAGTTCTTTGAGAGCAGCTTCAACATCGTTAGATGCCTCAGTGGTCGTAGAGGCATACTTCGTGGTTTCAGAAGAGGCTTCTTCTGCATTCACATCAGAATTAAGAAACTCATCCAGAATATTTTGAACATCCTGAGTAGACTTGCGCTCGAATAGTGTATCCAGATCTGGGACTGTCTCGACAATCTCCTGACAAGCCTCATCACCATCATCGCATAATGGGGAGGATTTACGTCGTGGCTGGACTTTCGTCTGCGGATAAAGCATACCGGGAGCTTTACCATAAGACAAAACCAGATCTGTGCCTTCTTGTGGGTCAGTGATATCACCGTAGTCTGGGTTCAGAACCAGACTGAGGAGGGTTTCATACACGGTTTTACCATAGCCCCAGACTTTAACACCTTCGGCTTCTTGTCCTCGGACAAGAACAGGCGAGAAGAAGCGCTGACGGGCAAAGAGGCTTTTTGCTTGCTGTACACTCTCTTGCGAACCCTCATTGAAGAGCTTGGTTGCAAAGTTACATACAGGGCAGTCATCCCCAAAGTTGCGCTTCGGACAAAGAAAACCAGAACGGTTTCCTAGATTGTAGTGGAAGTGATGCTCCTTGAAAGGATCTTCGTCTGGTGATGGGAGAATGCGGATTACGTTTTCTCCATCCTGTGGACGCCAGAAGTCAGACTTCTTTCCACCCTTTCCTTGAGCAGCATCAAGTTTCGCTTTCATTTTATCAAGATTGATAGCCATTTTTTCTCCTTTTCAAAGTTATACACGAACTATACAGCAGCTAAATTTAAATGTCAAGCATTTTTTTCATTTTGTATTTCTGATGTACTTGCGATGAAATAAGCATATTTATCAGCATATTGGGTTGGAAATACGCCATAGGAAACTTTTACGTCTTTTTCCTGCGGTGAATCTTTCACTTGGCTCATAATCTTACTCATCAAAGTCTTATCAGTTTTTAGTTCCTCTTCAGGAATGGCGTAATAATAGCGCTTCTCAACAACATTGTCAAGAGAAAAAAATGGGCTTTCATCGCCTGTTTCTGGATTTAATATGCCAAAAGTTGAAATACGGCAAATATCTTTTGGGTCAGACAGGGTACCTACAATTGGATTTGAATTATTAAAAATATTAGTCATGTGTATTGTTGCGATAATAACTTCATTCAACTTATCGTAATAACCCATGATCGGTGCTCCGCCTAAGATTTTGTCTATTTGTTGATTATCAATCACATAAAACTGTTTAAAAACACCCGATCTTGCATATTGCTGCAAAACACCAAACACCAAGTTTGCTTGCAATCTCCTTGTCTGAGACAGAGTATCAACATCTGGATGAATGTAAAGAATGCTTACTGGTCCCTTACTATGAATTTGCTCTAAGATCCGAAGAGATGCTCCTGAAATAATGCTCGCTCCTGAAATTACAAACAGTATTTCACCGTCAATATCACGAAGGTGGTTTGCAATAAAGGGGAAGTTTTCTTCATATTTCTCCGGGTGATCATACTTCGGAACACGAATATCTGCGGTTTCTTCATGGTCAATAGTAACCACTTTATATTGCGGGTGTTGGGAGAAGGCTTTGCCTATCTTATAACCCACGTTTCCTAGTCCAATTATTATATCCATAAGGTATGCATTTCTCCAAAGTTTCTCCCACCAGACACGTTAGCCTTAAACATCCCGAAAGGTGTAGTCATAAACTCCCAGTAGATAGCATTAATAAAATCTTCATCTTCATTAGCGTAATCTATGACGATACTATCATGAATGATAAATGCTATTTTAGATTTTCTATTCCTAAGCATATCGTTAATTGCAATTGCCTTATCCAAAATCATATCACTACAGGTGCTTTGTATTGTATAATTAACCGAATG